GTAGCCATACACGTATACCTCAATCTCAGCTTGACGCCTGCGCTTTGACACCGCGCCGGTGAGTTTAAGCGTCAGCGATCTTTACGAACTCAATCGCAAAGACTTTTACAGCCCCCGATATACGTTTGGATTGTTTAGCGAAGGTGTCTACTTACTGCTTTTAGGGACGCGCGCCCTGACATCGCTTAACGAATGGAGACTACGCTGAACGATGTAGGCATAGCAAGAAGAATTTTGGAGCCCTGTTCGGATTTTCACCGTGGTTTATTCCGACTATACGGTATTAGGCCAAACTTAGCTTTCGAGGGCTCTGGCTTTGCGGCTGTTATCCCTCAGAAATAGTTACCTCTTACGCGCCTTGAGACAAGTCAAAGTCAACCGCTTGCACAGGAGGCGCAGCCAAGATCGGGATAATGAAAGTATGAGTGATCGGATTGCCGGCTCCGTTCACGCCATCCACTTTCAAATTAAATTGCGGAGCGGTATCGCTGGCGTCAACCGCCGCCGTAACCTTGAAAGCATTGGCCGGGTCTGGCGTCAGAGTCACCAAAGAATCGTCGGTCGAAAATACCGGACCGGACTGCAAAGGCACGGAATTTGCCGGAACCAGAATCGCCGTAAAGAAGTCGCTTGAACCTACTGGAACGCCTACGATAGCTCCCATAAACTCTCCTTTTGACTGAGCAATTTTGAAATCAAATGTCGCGAACAGGTGTTGATTGAAAAAATGGACTTGGTGAGTTAAACCCTCGAACGCACCCGCTATTCTTTCCAGAGCTCTATCTTCACGTTTGTCGTCAAGCAAGCCCATTCAACAAACTCCGTTACAGCGCCCCGATTTATTTGTGATCGAGAAACATCAAATCAGAAAATTGCGTAGAGCACAAGAAGAACTTAGTGGACGAGGCTAATTGCGTGATTACTGACACCGAGCAGGAAGGCCAGCAACCCACAGAAAAAACTGATACGGCCAATTTCCTGAATCTTGGGATTGCTGGAAAGCGCGTAGGCCAACACTCCGACCAGTGCGACCAACACACTGAGATAGATAATCATGTACGATTCTCCTGTCAGTAGAAGTCCACGTACTTTCCGCCGTGCTCTTTCTTTAGATAGGCTTTTCCACTTGTCCAAAGAATATCCGGCGTCCGCGCCCAATCCACCGTGTCATATGCTGGCGCGTCTTTCACTTTCACCGCTGTGCCAGTTGCCGCTGCTGGAGCTGGTTTCTTTCCATTGATCGGCGTAGGAATCTCCCGGCCATTGGTTTTCGCCGGAACGCGAGAAAGATTCGGGTACATGCTGTTTTTGTAAGCGCGGAAAACGCCTGGAAGATGTTTTGCAAATTCCACGTTGATAAATTGCGCTGTTCGCGTGTCATCGCCTTTGGCGCGGATGTTATGCGCGTTACGCAGATACACTTTGTCCGCTTTCATCGCGGCCCAAACTTTTGTCAGAACGTTCTGCGCAAATTCACGTTTGGCTTCATGGTTGAAGCGCATTTCCTTGAAGAACGGGTCAAGTACTTTCGCCATGTCGCGATTGTTGAGTTTGGTGATTTCTTCGCTGAGCACGCGCTCTTGGTGTTCGCGCTCCTGCTCCTGCACTTTCTGTTCACGTTGCTGATACTGTTCTTCGCGAGGGTCTTTGACCGTGCGGTTTTTAGAAAACGTTTCCGCGTCTCCGGTAACTTTCGCCAGCCATTCGCCAATCGCACTGAGCGTGTCGTAGGCTTTCTGGCCGTCGCCTGCTTTGACAAATTCTGCGGCTTTCAGCAAATTACTGTGGAGTCCGACCTGCTTCAGCCGTTCTACCATTGGAGAGATCAAAACTTGATCGAGTGCGGCGATATTGTTGTTATCGCGGAACACGTCAAGCGCAGCCTCAACCATCTTGACTGTGCTTTCGGGATTGCCTTTATAAAGCTGTTCGATGAGTCCGCGATCACCGTTCGAAAATTGTTCAATTTCTTTTCGGTAGTCGGACACTTCCTCTTGCATGGAAGTGATGCCTTCTTCACCGCCCAGCGATTCAAGAGTGGCTTTGGCTTGGCGAGCATCTTGCACAGTGGGAAATTCTTTTTCGTAAGCTTTGAAGCGGAAATGTTTGTCGGCAAGAGTTTTTGCAGCTTCGGCCAATAGCTTTTGGTCCTCGGGATTTGTCGCGGTCTTGCTCAGTTTCTTGAGTTGCGCAATCGTGGCGCTGGTTTTTTGATCTAGCGTGCGCCCGTCAGTGTCTACCGCATCTCCCTCGCCAGGGTCTCCCGGTAAAGGTTCGTCTTCGCCTTCTCCGGTGTCAGTTGAACCATCCGCAGGAGTTTCCGGCGTTTCAGGAGTTGGCGTTTCGGGTGTTTCAGGAGTTTCTGGAGTGGGTGTTTCTGGAGTGGCGATTTCCGTACCTGGTACAACTGCGATTTCTTCCATGCGTTAATCCTCCCGATTGATGAAAGGGATTGTATCCCAAAATGTCTATATGTCTAGTCGCGATTCTTCTTTCTTTTCCAGCGTATGCCTTTATTCCAAGGGATTACCCCAGAGGGGATGCCCTTCTTAGGACTTGGCTTTCCTTTTTTGGCGAGGCTTAATTTTTGAATTACTTCGGGAGAACGTCTCAGGCCACGATTCGCAACGTTTCCGGCCATGCGGATATGGGCCGCTGGTTTGATTCCTTTGGCCTTCATTGTCTGACTGATTTTTAACCGCGTGGACTCGCTGTGAAAATTATAGCGTCCACCGCTCGCCACGTTGTAACCGTAGTTCCTGTCCGACGATCTTAAAAGTACAATCCATAGACGTTCTAGATTATTGAGATGCTCTTGAGTATGCGCAGTAGCCAGAACGGAAGTTTCAAATACAGCCATCCCGTATTTCTTGATGGCCGATGCGATGACGTAATTCTTTTTGTCTGGATGATTTTTATGTTCTGAAAGTCTGCCTGCGAGACTGCGCGAAGTTTGCCCAACGTACATCTTGCCGTTGATTTTATTGAACAGTAGATAGACCAGCATTGCTAACGATTATACGCCTGTTGGCGGTTGTGGTGGGGGCGGAGGAAGCATTCCATGAGCCGCTGGAGTGAGCGCGTCAGGTGGTTTCTGATCTGGCATTATTCCAGCTTTCTGCAACACTTGGTCCGCTTCGTTCTGACTTACGATGTCCTTATAATTCACAGACACAGAGGGCGGTTTCAATTGTGGCGGCGGAGCGTTGGCCGCAGCTTTCTTTTTGGCAGCGGTAACGTGCGCAATAAAGTGCAAGCGAACGTCAGTGTAACCGCGCGGATTGTCGTGCTTCGCTTTGCGTCCTTCCGGCGAGTTTAGATATTGCCAGCAAGCCATCGCTTCGGTGTCGTGGTCTTCCACATCTTCGTCAACCGGAATCGAGGTTTCTTCTTGATCGGGAGCCGCCGCGATCTGCGCTTCGGCCTGCGCCACTTGCGCAGAGTCAACGCCCAACTGTTTCATCTTGGCTATTTTTTGTTCTGCCTCAACCAGTAAGGGATTCGGCACAGGACCGGAGGACGCACCGTCTGGTCCCGGCCGGAGCATGATTTCAATTTCCCCAAGTTGCTTTTCGAAAGATGCCACTTGCGGGATGTAGAGCTCGTCAAGCGCCACCATACGTTTGAGGAATACCAGGTTCGCCGCATTGAAAAACACTTCCTGTAAAGCGGGATTCTTAGCCGAGCCGTCAAGCAATCCCATCAACCGTTGCTGTTTCTGCGTGTACGTCTCAGGGAAATTTTCATCGGCTTGCGGAAAGCACAGAATGTTGGCTTTCAAATCGTTTACTTCCAAACGAATCGCATCGCCGCCTGGTACACGTTCGTTAATGCTCTTGTCCCGGCACTTCGCTCCCCAACGCACCGCTTGGCGCATGGCGGTCGCTTCACAGTTTTGAACGGAGTGCCAGGTCGGGCCGATACGTCCTAAAGCTTGGTCGCGCTGAATCGCGATGCCGCGTGCCGTGTCATTCGACCCGGTATCTCCACCAGCTAGTGCGGGATAAGCGGCCGAAACCAGTTCGGCTAGTTCTCCACTGTAAGACTTCACAAATTCCGGCAAGGCTTGCGGAACATCAATACGAGGTTCAACGAATACTAGTTGGTCGGCAGTCTGTCCCGGTTGCGGTTTGAAAGAACCCACGTCGCCAGGAATATTCGTCTGGTTGCGAATGGCTTCGACGTTGAACGCCTTGTTGTGCATCCACTTTTTCGGGATGCAGCGCACAAACAAATCGTTCATCAAATCCAGCCAGTTATTCAGCCGTTTCTGAATCGGCATGAGCGA